ATTGAAAAGTGAAAAATTTTTATTATATTTATGTTAAAAACATTAACATACAATAATAATTAAATAATTAAAATATAATACTTATACGTATTATTAAACGGAAAACAAATTAACATTAACATTAACATTAACTAAGACCGGCTTGCAGCCCAACTGCTAAAACAAGATGAACAAAAATTATAGATCGTCAAATCAAAACAGAAGAGGACCAGGTAATCAACTACCAATAAAGCACAATCAAAAGAAACCATTTGAACCAGGTAAATATGGAAAAAACTGGGGAGGTATAGATTTTGAATTGGCTCATGGTGTTGTAGCTGTACCACCTGCTAAACAACCTATTATAGGTTATTTAAAAATTGCAGGACAAAGAATTGGTATTACATTTAGTGAAGCTAACAAGATTGCTGAAACTTTGAATGATGCAAAACACCAATTCAATGTAGCAAGATCTCTAGGCATGACTGCTGGAGGCTATGGTGAAGGTGCATTATCTTATGGTTCTGGAATATAAAAAAGAGAGAGTTATATGGAATATTTAAATTTTGTAGCATTAGCAATTGTTACGTGTACAGGTTATTTTTTAGGATTACTTACTGCCTATTATTATTTTGGAAGTAAGCTTACTAAAGTTAAAAACCAATGGGCTGATAAAGCTACTATTGCTAACTTATTAAGAAGCCAACTTGGCAAAGGAAAAGATGAAAAAACAAAAAAGAAACATTATAGAAAGCATAACAGAAGCAAATCGAGTGGGCAGAAATTACAAGCTTGATAGTGCTGTTAATACTTTTTTTGACTCTATAGAAGATAATAATATTCAGAAAGATAGTGTTGTTGAAACTATAGATAAAATCATTAAATTAATAAGTGTTAATATCAAATTAGGAAAGGGTCATGAGAACTTCGATGTAGACTCATGGCAAAAAGAAAGCAGCAGAATGTTTGACTTGCGAGTAAAGTATATAGCTACTAAAATCAAAGATAAATCTGATTTCAGAGTAGCTAATAAAATTTACAATAAGCATAAGAAACTTCAGAATCTTTTGGTTCAGAAATGATATTTATATTAGAATCGTTAGTACTTGTATTAGCTACATTCTTGGACCCGGGTTCGATTCCCGGCATCTCCACAAATATATTAACTATATGGGGATGATTGGCTTTGACAGGATGATAAGGGTATAAGGAAGATTCTACCGCATTTAACTGGCGAACAAGTTTATATGGCAATGGCTGCTTAGTTAGCACTCATTCCAAACGGTGATTGGAGACAGGTCGTAAAAGTCTCGGTGGTATAGGGGGAAATTATAACTATTATGGTAACATTTGATAAAATATTAGGTAACCCAAATGATTGGGAATTTACAGAAACAGAACTGCTAGAATTTTGTAGTGGCGTAGAAAACCAGTCCGTATTGGAAGGGTTTTTTAGTCGAATGTTTCAACAAATGACTTGGGAATCTGATGCTTATCAGTATGAAATAGATACTGCCCAAAAAACAAGTTATGATTATGATTTAAATGAAGAATCTTCTTCTTATTTAGACTATCTAGAAGATCTAAATGCTAAAGACGAAAGGAATTTAGAAAATAAGCCTTATGATAAAGAAACATTAAAAGATCATTGGAAAAAATTACATGGTTTAGATAAGAAACAAGTATTCAAAGAGGAGCCTACCCTATTTTTTGATTGGGTTACGAGCTTAAGTGAAGAAGATTATGAATACTATTCTGTTAGAATTGATTCTGGAGAGCGCTTACTTAGTTTCGATAAGATTAATACAATCAAAGAAGATAAAGTTAAGAATGCTTTTAATGAATTGTTAAATGTAATCAATAATGATTTTGTAAGAGTTAGCTTAAATGAGTCTGATAAGAGTCTAGAAATTAGCTCTACCAACATAGATAAGTTAAATAGTATGGTAACGAAATTACAAACTTTAGGGAACGCATTTTCACAGTGTGACTACACATATAAAATAAAGAATGCTATTACAGTTCACTATTACACTTTTAAAAAGATATGAAAAAACGTTTACTACCGTTCACAATAGCATTATCAGCATTATCAGTATCAGCATCTGCTGCATTTTATTCTGTATTTGGCTTAAGTCAACTATTTGCCGGAGCTTCTACTGAAGTAATTATTATGGCAGGAGCTTTAGAAGCTGCAAAGTTAGTAGTAGCTTCTCTTCTGTATCAATATTGGTCTGTTATTAATAAAATATTAAGAACTTATTTAATTTCTGCCGTATTTATTCTGATGATAATTACTTCAGGAGGTATATATGGTTTTTTATCTGGAGCTTTTGAAGAAACTAATACACAATCAGAATTTCTAGATAAACAAGTTGCTATTATAGATGCTAAAAGAGTTCGTTTTGAAGAACAGAGGGATGATTTAAAGATAACAGTAAAAGACCTAAACACTTCTTTAGCAAACCCAACTATGATTCAGTATGTCGATAGTGCTAGTGGACAGTTAGTAACTACAACATCGTCTAGACAGAGAAAGTTATTGCAGAATCAGTTGATAGAAGCAAAGAATGTACTAAATAATGTTACCGATTCTATAGCAGCTCTGGATATTAAGATATTAGAACAACAAATAGGTAATGAATCGGCTAGAGAATTAGGCCCATTGAAATATATGTCTAAATTAACTGGTAAGCCAATGGAACAGATTGTAAATTGGTTTATGATTCTTATAGTATTTGTATTTGACCCCCTAGCAATTGCTATGGTAGTAGCAGCGAATATGGCTTTTGCTCAGGTTAAGAAAAAAAACATCCCTGAAGTAAAATTTGCAAGACCTAAAGCTCCAATAGAAATGAATCTTGAAAATAAAGTAGATTTTTCTGAAGTGTTAGGTAAGCTAGCAAATTTAGAAGTTAAAATAGATGCTAAGAATGAAAAGAAGTATGATATATACGACGAGAATATTTTAACAGAAGAAAATTATGAAAAAACACGAAACGAAATAATAAGAAAGTATAAAATTATCCATAATGGCGATTTGGACCGGTTGGGTAAAATAAGTACATTAAATAAATTAAAAAAATAGTTATGGTAAAGAAAAAAAACAATAAAATTCCTAAAATCAAAGGACGAAAAAAAATTATAAAAGAAGTATTACTAAATCAGAAAACATTTGATAAAGATGTAGAGTGGTTAGTAGAATATAGAAAAGGTTCTGCTTGGAATCAAAACCCAGACACCCTTTATCGGTATATGGCTTGTAAAAAATGCGCTCAAATGCAACAAGTAGACGGACCAACAACAGCATGCACTTGCTGGACTTGTGTACAAGAAATGGCCGAACCACCTAGAGATACAAAATCTAGAGTAACAACTGGTAGACCTTTCGGATGGCACTTTATGAAAGAGTTTGTAGATAAAGATGGCGTAGTATATCATAAAGGTGTAGAACAACCAGAACTGAAAGACACTCTAGAACCTACTAAAGTAGAAAAGCCTAAAAGAATTCCTAAAATAACCAAAGAAAGGTTAAAAAGAGATGCTTTATTTCAGATTAATAAACTTAGGAAGCAATTAAATAAAACTAGGTTTAAAAAAGATAAGAAAGTTATAGAAGCCCAACTAAAAATAGAAAGAAAAATAGCAAACGGTAAATTTCCAAAAAGTTTTTTTGATAAATATGGTAAATAATTTTTTTATGTCGAAAAAATTTCTTATATTGTATAATAATTAAAAGGAACTAGTATGAAAGACATTATGAACTTATTTGCAGCATGTTTAATATTTTTATTGATGATAGTTGGAACATGGGTAGTGGTAACGCTTCCTTATTACTTAATATGGAATTGGTTATTAGTACCTATATTAGCATTAAGTGTTTTAAACTTTTTAGAGTGTATGGCTTTATCATTTTTAATTAATATGATGTATGCAACTTATGTTATGGCTTATGATAGCAAAAAGGTTTCTGATAAAGAAGATATATAATGGATAAGATTATTTATACTCGCGGTCGAACATCACAAGAACCGCAATCAATACAGTTTGAAGTTAGTAGTGATATGACTTGCATAGAATTTAGGAATATGTGTACTCGAATGGCATATTCTTTAGGTTATGCTGAAAGTTCTATAGACATTGCCTTTCCAAGGCCTAAAAATAGCTCAAAGAGCTCAAAAAATATATTATTAGATTAGTTATGGGTTTATACGATGATAAAAAAAATGTTCCAGCAGATGGAGCAGAAGTACAAGTTCAAGAGTCAAAAACTTTTGATGAAATTAGTTATGCTTTAAGTATAAGAGATTCCTTAGTATACTTAGCTGGTGAAATAGATGAATACACCGTTACTGAGCTAATAGCTAGAATGAGGATTGTTATAGACAATAGAGGGCCTAAAATGGCTAAAGAACCTATGAACCTTATCATAGATAGTCATGGTGGTTGCGCTTATTCTATGTTTGGAATTATTGATTATATCGAATCGATAGCACCAGATATTAAAGTTAATACAATCTGTAGAGGCAGAGCATTTTCTGCTGCAGCACTAATTCTTGCTAGCGGCACAGGTACTAGATATGCGTCTAAAAGGTCAACAATAATGTTACATGAAGGTTCGTCTGCACAAGTAGGAAAGTATTCAGATTTAAAAGTGGCTAGTAAGCAAGCAGATAAAATGGAAGCTATGGTTAGAAATTTATTAGCCCAAAAAACTAAAAAAGACGAAGCATGGTGGGAAGATAACTTAAAGACAGATTTATGGTTAGATTCGCCAGAAGCTTTAGATTTAGGAATAATAGATGAGATAGGATAGTATGAAATTAAATGAAGAACAAATAGTAGAAAATTGGAATAAGTTGATACTTATAATAGAATCTGAGTTCTCGGGAGATAGAAAAGCCAATCTTCTGAAAATGTATAATCATTTTGAAGAACGAATGTCTATAGCGCCCGCATCTGGGTTAGTACATTATCATAATTGTTTTGTTGGTGGTTACGTTGACCATGTATTGAGAGTAATAGAAAGTTCATTACTTGTTTGGGAATCTTGGAAAAAGATGGGAGCAAACAAAAGTGACTTTACTAAAGAAGAGTTAATCTTTTCAGCTTTAAATCATGATTTAGGTAAAGTAGGTGATGAAGAGCATGACTATTACATTCACAATGAAAGTGAATGGCATAGAAAAAATCAAGGAAAGCTTTATGCTTTTAACCCAAAGTTAACACACATGTCTGTACCAGATAGAAGCTTGTACTTATTAAATCAATTTGGAATTAAGTATACAGCAAAAGAATGTTTGGCTATAAGATTACATGATGGATTATATGACCAAGCAAATGAGCCATATTTAAAAACTTACAATCCGGATAAAGAGTTAAAGACTTATTTACCGATACTGTTACATCACGCAGACCACATGGCTTCTAGAATAGAGCATGATCTGGCTGCTAACAATAAAGTAGATAAACCAATTAATAAAGTTAGTTATGGCACAAAAAAGAAACCCGTCCTTACGGATTCTAAAAAAAGTGCACAAGATTTACTAAAAGGTTTTTTTAACGAGTAATCATGGAAGTTATATTAGTCATATTTATTTTGTGGAGTATAGCAACAACCTACTCAACATACAACCTTCTCAGAAAGCATGAGAGTGTTGAAGATGAGTTTCGTAGAATAGATCAGGAACTTATGGATTATATCAAGTTTGTTACCAAGTTAGAATTAGACTTGAAAAAAACGTTTAAGAAAATGAAAGAGTTTGATAGTAAAGGTGGCTTTGAGGCTGATGACGAAGTTGGCCAAACTTTTAAATCAATAAATAATT